CCAGCTTGTATCGGCGATATCGCCGTACAAAATCAGCTCCGCCGCGTCCCCGGCAAGGTTTTTAAACTGCCAGAACTTTTTATTCGCCGCCGTCGCTGCCGGGGTCATCGTTGCCGCCGCCGCGCTGTTGCGAAATTCCGCTCTCTTGTGTTTCGCCTGCAATCTCGTCCACCTCCCGTTTGAGTTGCGCTTCAATCTTTCTCTGCTTGATGTTGCTCATGTAGCTGCCGCCGGTCATCTGCGCGGTTTCCTCTTCGGCGGTGCTAAATCCCGCCTGCACGCGCAAGAGCGCCGCCTGCACCTCGTCCACGGGGCTTAGGTTGGTTCTCGCGGGGCCGTTCCACCGGCAGTTGGTGTACGCGCGCCGGATAGCCGGGTCGCTAAAAAATCCCGGCGCGTTAATGCGTCCCGTCGCCACCGCCTCGGCAAACCATTCCTCATAGATAGGCTGGTTAAAGTCCGTGTTAAAAAACTCCCGCTCTGTTTCGCACTCGCGCCAAAACTCGTTGAGCGCGCCGCGTGCGGCCGAGTAGCTTGTGCTAAACTTCTTGTTCAGCACTTCCACCGGTATCCCCATTGCCGCGCTGATTTGTTCCAGCACCGCGTCATAGAACGCCGAAAAGTTTGCGTTCGGCCTGCCCGGCGTTGGGAACTTGATATCTTCTCCCACGTCAAGGTCATACATTGCGCCCGGCGCAAGCTCTATGGAAGCTTTATCTTCCTTGTCCACGAGCTTGTCATCCGGTATCTCGCCGTAAAAGGGCGGGCCGTCCTTTGCCGTGCCTTTTGTAATAAAGCCCGTTGTAAGGCTTGCCACCACAGCCGCGTCAAGCTCCGCTTCGCTGTACCGGCCCAGTTGGTTCAGCTCTTCCAGCACCGGGGCCAGCATGGGCACGCCGCGCAGTTGCCCCGCGCGTTCGCGCTGCATAACATGCAGCACGTTGCGCCGCCCCGTCTTTTGGCTGTACGCCTCCACGCGGCTCCACTCCTGCCCGCCTCTTGCAAGGAACGCCGTGTAGGCAAGCGGGTGGTTCTTCGCGATCCAATATGCCTTTACCGCGCCGCGCGCGTCCGTCTCCACGCCCTGCACAATTCGCTCCACGGCCACGCCGTCCACCACGGCGGGCGTCAGCACGTCGGCCCCGTGCGGGCTGCACACGCGGTCAGCCTCCACCAGCCGCAAGCGCAGCTTGTAGGGTTGACTCCTGTCCGCTTCGTCGGCGGTATCCATCAGCGTAAAGCTGTCGCCGTTGAGCAGGTATCCCATATACGCCACGCGTTGCAGCTGGTAAAAGTTATCGATTCTCTCCGCGTCGCAGCTCGGCGTGTCGGCCCACATATCAAACTCCCGCACAATTTGCGCTTGCAGCGCGGCGGCCTGCTCCGCTGTCAGGCCCAAAAAGTCCGCGTCAACAAGCGGCGTCGGCATCACGCCGCTGCCCAGCACGTTGATTCTCTTGGTGTTCACGGCCGCCGTGGCCACCGGCGCGCCCATATACTTGTCCCTGCTGCGGCGGCGCAGCAAATCGATGTTATCTTCGATGTCCTCTTTTGCGCTGCCGCCCCCGGCAAGCCAGCCTTTGTTGTGCTTTTTCTGCCTGTCCGCGCCGTGGTTGCCGTAGCCGCTGTTCAGTATTTCAATTTTGCGCCGTGCCAATATGCGCCGCGCCTCCGTCTCCGGGCTAAATGCCCCAACCAGCGCGTCAATCCCGCGTGCAAATCTGTTTGTCGCCAAGGTGCATCACCCCGCTTTCTTGCGTTTTTTGGGTTTGTATCTTTCTATTACCTCGTGAAGTTCCTCTGCCTCGTCTACCAGAAACCAGATGTTCTCCGGTTCCAGAAAATTGCCACAAACAATATTGCGGTCAAGTATCTTCATGCAGTCAAATGGTAGCATGGCCTGCATCCGCGCTTTTGCCTCCGCAATGTTATCCGGCATAATGTCAATGCCGTAGATGCTGCCGACTGCCGTGTTTATATCTCCGTCAGATTTGCAATGCTTTAGCTTGCGTTCCAATATTGCAACGAGGAAATTTCCATTTCCGCAAGCGGGCTCCAAAAAAGTTTTTTCCGGGGCAAATACGTTTATCTCCGGGTTTTCTTTTTCCAGCATGTCAAGCATATTGTCAACGATAAAGCGCGGCGTAAAAACTTCTCCATGCGCTTTTACGCGCTCTCTTGATTTAGCAAGAACCTCCGCCGTTCCAGCGCCTTTTGATAAACTGTTATCCCCCCGGGCGTTGTGTTGTATAGCCATACTTTGCGCAGTCCTTTCGCTTTGCGGCCCTTTTCGGCATGATTGCACGCCCGCTCATAGCACTTTGGGCAAAGTTTCGACTTTCCATGCCAGCTTTGCAGTGTTGGGTCAAGCGGCGCGGCGCATTGCCAGCAAAGGCCCATTTCCGGCCACCGGGCGCGGTTTTTGGGTTTAAAGTGTTTTGCTTTTCGTTTGCGCTCTTTGGCGCGGCACTCGCAGCACTGCTTATACCCCGCATCAAGCACAGCCAGCGGTTTGCCGCAATTTGTGCAAAGCTTCTGCTCCGCTCTCTGTTGGCGCTGTTCCTTTGCCTTGCCGCATCGAGCGTGCGTTTGATCTCTATGTTTTTCTGTGCCCTTAGCTCTCTCCGCCTGTTCCTTGCGCTTATCATAGCATTCAAAGCAGCGGGTGTTCCCGCGCAAAGTTCTCTCGTCCTGTTTCCCGCAAGCCGTGCAACGCCGGTGCGCGCGCCACCATGCGCGCATCTCCGCCATGTACTGCCGTCTATAAGCGCGGGCATCTTCAATGCGCTTGTAGGCCAAGGTGCATCACCTCACAAGTCGCGCGGCACAATGCGGTATCCGCGATTTCTGCATCCGTTCGGGTTTGCCTCGGCCTGCTGTGCCTCGGTCAGTTTCTCGCTCCAATATTCGATTTCGGCGCGCACCTGTTTTAAGTCGGCGCGCGTCAAGCTCCGCGTGCCAAGCTGGTAGCTCTGCGCGGTCATCAGCCGCGCCTCCGCTTCCAGCCAGCCGTTCAAATGCTCTTGCGCGATTTTTACTGTGATTCCCGTTGCCATTTACCGGATACCTCCGCTCAGTTTTCTTCTGCCCGCTGTGCCCGTCTTTTCGTCCGGCCGTTTCAGCTCCGGCGGGTTGATAAATTTAAGGCAGGCAAGCGCATAGTTGCGGCAGTCCAGCGGTTCGTTGCGCTTGTGCCGGTGGTCTTTGATTTCCCACGTTTTCACCGGGCGGCCCTGCTTCATGCGGATCACTTCTTTTTCAGCGGCAAGCCCTCGGAAATATTCCTCTTTGTAATACCCCGCGCGTTCGTCCTGCGGGAAGTGGCAGTATAGCGGCGCTTCTTCCTCTTCCACGCACAAGCTGTGGTACACCTGCGCTTTGCCCGCGTCCACGCCCACTTGTATCTGCGCGATTTTGTAGCGGTTGTTTGTCGATTTGTTTCCGGGGTATGCTCTCCCAAAGCCGGGGTTGCCCTTTATGGCGTAGAGGTGCATGTATTCGCGCTCGCCGCAAAACAGCAGCACCTTGTCTTGAAAGTGTCCCTGCGAGTCCATAAAGCCGCCGCGCAGATATAGCGGTTCTCCGTTTTTCTTGTAAAACGGTTGACGCAAAAACCGGTCAAGGTCTGCCCATACAGTGGGCAGTTCCAAATCGCCGTATATCTTCTGGTAACGGATGCCCCAACTTTGCAGCTTTTCGTTCCAGCCCACTACCTCAGCTTCAAAGCGGTCGTCCTGCGTATCAATGCCCACCGTCAGCACGCGCACCTCGTCCGGCACTTCGCTCTCGTACCACTCGCAGCGGTTCATGAGTTCTTCGCCCTCTACCGTCTTGCCGGGTTCCTGCCACGTTTCGCCCAGCTCGGTGTTCGTCCAAACTTTCAGCTGGTTGATTTCGCCGTTGTCCGCTTCATCTTTGGCCTGCAAAAACTTGTCCACCATGTCTTTCCACGGGCCAAAGCCCGCGCCGATGGTGTTCATATGGTAGCTTTCATGCGCCGCGCCGGGGTTTTGGGCAATGTACTTGCCCTTTTTTCTCTGCGCGCGCCACTGGTACTCCGTGCCCACGCACCCGCATTTTTCGCACACATAGGTCAGGTTGCCAGTGTCGCTCCTGTCAAACTTGCCGCCGTCCGGCCCTCGCAGGTTCGCCCATATCATGGGCTGGTATTCGCCGCACGCGGGGCACGGCAGGCACCATTCCTTTTGCGTGCCCGCCAGATACTCGATTTTAATGCGGCTCGAACCTTCCTCCGTCGGCGTGCTCACCATGCCGATTTTGTAATCCCAAAAGGTTGTAGTGCGTTTCGCCGCCAAAAAAAGCGGATCGCCCTCATCCCCGGCGCTTGCCGGGTAGGCGTCCACTTCGTCTGCCAGCAGTATCTTCACCGGACGGCTGCGCAAACTGGCCGGGCTGTTCGCCCCCACCAGCGTGATCGCCCCGCCGGGGAAATCTTTTTTCAAAATCGTGTTGCCGCTGTTGCGGCTCCTGCCCGCCACGAGCTTTCCAAGCTCTGGGCTGTCCTCTATCATCGGGGTCAGCCTGTCCTTGGAGAGCGCTTCGGCCATTTCGATAGTCGGCTCCATGATCATCATGGGGCCGGGCGAGTAGTGCATGTTGTACCCCGCCGCGTTCAAGATAATGCCGTCCGTCTTGCCCACCTGCGCGCAGCACATCACTACCACTTTGTGGATATGCGGGTCGCTCATTGCGTCCATGATTTCGCGCAGCCACGGCGCGGCATCCGTTTTCCACGGCCCCGGCATTGCGCTCGCCTTGGCGTTCAAAATCCGGTATTTGTCCGCCCATTCACTCAGCGTCAGGCGCGGGGGCGGTTTCAGTTTGAGCAGTATCCGCGCCATCATTGCCGCCGTCTGCGGTTGCAGTTTGAGCGTCTTTGGCTTTTTGGTTTGCTTTGCCATATTTTTCCCTCACGCAGCCGTCAAACGGGCAGTATGTCCACCGGTCAGCGATTCTCGTCCCCCAAAGGCACCCCTTGCACCCGCGCGGCTTTACGGGGCGCGCGGGGTTTGCGTAGCGCGGTTTTGCCGCTTTGCGCCGCCGCTGCATCTCCATCAGCATTGCCAGCTCCGCCGGGGTCAGCGTTATCAGCTCCATCATCCTCACCTTCCGGCAGTTTCAGCGCTTCGTCGTAACGGCTCATCTCTTCGAGCGTTTCTTCCAGCTCTGCGCGCAGCGCGTCATAAATCGCGGCTTCTTCTCCGTTCAGGTGCGCAAGTCCCGGTGCCAGCTTTGCGGGCAGAGCCAAGATTCTCGTGCGCAAGTTTGTTACGAGCACGCTCATCGCCCGCTCAACGTCCGCCGTTTCGTGCAGCTCGTTGCGCCGCATCCCCGCTTCCATCTCGGCCATTTCAGCCTTTGCGGCGGCAAGGCGGGCGCGCTGCTT